AATGACAAAGGCGAAATAAAAAATTATTTTTATTCTGCTGATTGGTCTAAGGTCCAAAGAAATACTAAACTAAAAAAGTTTCCTGTTTTTGGTAGTGGTGGACAAAATGAAATTTATATTATTAAAAGATATGTAACTGGTTTTTATTATTATTCACCAGCAGATTACAATACAGCTTACGCCACTTTAGAAAACGAAATTGCTTGTTATTTAATTAACGATACTCAAAATGGCTTTAGCGGTACAAAGGTTGTAAATTTTAACAATGGTGTGCCAGATAGAGAAAAGCAAATTGCTATTAAGAATGATGTAATGTCTAAACTTACAGGAAGTTATGGCGAGAAAGTGATTGTAGCATTCAACAACAATGCAGAAAGTAAAACGACTGTCGAGGATATACCATTAAATGATGCTCCTAATCATTATTCTTTTTTAAGTGAAGAGTGTTCTAAAAAAATTATGTTAACACATAGAGTTACTTCACCATTACTTTTAGGTTTATCTTCTGCTAATGGTTTCTCAAGTAATGCTGATGAAATAGAGAACGCCTCAAGGCTTTTTAACAACGTGGTAATACAACCCTACCAAAACCTCTTGATTGATTGCTTAGACACAATTTTAGCAGTAAATGATATTAGTTTAAATCTTTACTTTAAAACTATTGAACCTTTAGAGTTCATGGATTTAGAAAACGTTGAAGGCGAAGAAGCTATTGAAGAACAAACTGGAATTAAAGAAGAAGAAGAAAACACCGCAGAACTCGAAATGATGGCTTCTAAGAGCTTTTCTTCACAAGAAGATAAAGAACTATTACAAGAAGCGTTAAACGAGCTTAAAGGCGAGGTAATGGATTCAGATCAATTTGAAATAGTTGATATTAGAGATGTAGACGATGAAAACGAAAGTGTTGAAGATTGGGCAACTGATATGATTCAGCTTAGTGATACTATAAAAAGCAAAGAAGATGGCTTTTCTGTTTTAGATAAATCTTTTTACAAAGTAAGATACAAATACCAAGTAGGATCAAGAAAAGCATACAAGACAAGCGGAAAAGGTAAAAATAAAAAAGCTAATAAGTCAAGAGACTTTTGTATTGAAATGATGAACAGAAGCAAGTCTGGTATAGTTTACAGATTAGAAGATATTGACAAAGCGAGTAGAACAATGAGTTTTGCAGCTGCTAAATTACCAAGACATAATTTACAGAACTACGATTTGTTTAAATTTAAAGGCGGTGTTTATTGCCGACATAAATGGCAACAAGTATTGTATAAAGTTAAAAACTTAGATGACAAAGGGAGTAAAGATTTAGAAGACTATAAAAAAACTAAATCAATTCCAAAGAGTTACGAACCGAAACCGAGAGGGCATAAAGAAGCAAAAAAAGCTCCTGTTAACATGCCAAATAATGGACATCACCCAAATTATGCAGGAAAATGAGTAAAGCACTATTTGTAACAAGACATGATATATCAGTATTTACAGCTGCTAATGGTAACATTGACAATGATAAAATATTACCTTATATAAACCAAGCACAGGACATTCACATACAGAATTATCTCGGAACAGATTTATATAATAAAATACAAGCTGACATAGTTGGTAGTAGTTTGGTTGACCCTTATTTAAGTTTATTAAATGACTATATTAAACCAATGCTTCTACATTGGAGTATGGTCGAGTATTTACCTTATGCTGGTGTTAATATTGCAAACGGTGGTATATATACAAAGAATCCTGAAAACAGTACAGCACTAACGAAAGAGCATGTTGACTACTTAATACAAAAGTCAGAAAGTACAGCACAATTTTATACAAGAAGATTTATTGATTATATGCAAAGTGGAGTTGCGCCTTCAAACTTTCCAGAATATTACAGCAATACACAAGCGGATATGTATCCAGATGACGTTGCAGAAAATCAAACTTGGGTACTTTAAAATAAAAAACTATGAGTGATACTTGGGGTAAAGGTTCAGTAAATAACAACATAGGTTGGGGACAAGCTGCTGGAAGCGCGACTAATGATTGGGGTAAATCTCAGAAAGAAAGTTGGGCTGGTCAAACAGATATTGTAGGAGTTGCTTCTGTTTCCATTACTTATTCATCAAGCGCATTTTGTTCTGATGCAAGCGACCCTACACCAACCATAAGTAACAACGCTGGTGCTGGTACTTTTAGTTCAACTGCTGGTTTAGTTTTTATTAGTACAACAACAGGAGAAGTTGATTTAGATGCTTCTACCGCTGGAGCAACTTATTTAATTACCTACACAGATACAGATGCAGCAACTGCTACTTTTAGTTTAACAATTAATGATTTAGACAATGCTGCTTTTGCTTATTCTGCGAGTAGTTACGAACCAACAGATGCAGACCCAACTCCAACTATAACAGGATTAACAGGTGGTACATTTAGCTCAACAAGTGGTTTAGTGTTTGTAGATAGTGGAACAAATACAGGAAGTTCTACTGGTGAAATAGATTTAAGTGCTACTACTGAAGCAAGTTATACAATTACTTATGATACTACTTCAAGCGGTTCAAGTGTTTGTCCAAATACATCTACTCAAACTGTAGAAGTGGCTTTGGCTGGTATTGCTAATAATTACAGTATGGCGTTTGATGGTTCAAATGATACTATTCAAACAACAAGTTCAATAGTTGCTGGAAATAATTCAAGAAGTGTTTCTTTATGGTATAAAACATCATTAAGCTCTGCTCAAATTCTTTTTTCAATTGGAGGACCAACAGACACTACAAGCAATTCACAATTTGCTTATTGTTTAAATAGATATAGTTCGCCAGCACCAAATACTCAAGCAGCAATTTTTGGCAAATCAAATGATACAAGTGCTTTTACTGTACCAAATACATCAGATGGTAACTGGCATCATTTAGTAGTAACCTATGACCAAAGTAATTTAAAAGTATATATTGATGGAAACTTAGAAGCAACGCCAAGTTTACCCTCTTCAAATTATGCAACATCAAGCGGGTTAACTATTGGTAGTTGGTCTGATAATAATAGATACTTTAATGGTTCTATTGACGAGGTCGGAATCTGGAACACAGCTCTAACATCTACACAAGTATCGGAGATATACAGTGCAACAGACACTAATTTAACTAAAGACTTAACCACAGTATCAGGTAGCAACTTGGTTTACTGGAATAGAATGGGAGATTAATATGAGTACACAGTTTACAAATAGACAATGGCGATTGCCTAACAATGAGAATAAAGATAAGCAGAGTAACTATTCTATGTATATAGATAGCACTCCATACATAAAAAGCTCATTATCTGTAGATGAATTAAATGAAATTACTATTTCTTTATGGTTCAAAACTTCTATAAGTAACCAAAGTGATGGAGTTTTAATTTCTTTTCCAGAAACTACAAGCGCAACAGGTCTTGATATTTCTTTCCAATATTCAAATCCAAATGAAAAAATAAGATTTAACACTTACACACATTCAAGTAATAATAGAGTAGAAGCTAATTTTAATTATAGTGACAATAATTGGCATCATTTAATATGTAGTTATAATGGTTCTGTTCATAACATATATATAGATGGCGTTTTAAAAGCATCTGAATCGGCTTCAGGAACTTTAAAAAATGCACAAAATGAATTTTTTATTGGTGCATTTAATACTACATATCCATCATTAAGAGCTGATAATACATTTTTTGACCAAGTATGTGTTTTTAATTATCCACTTTCTGATGGTGGTGTTTCAGTAGGTCAAACTGCTACAGGTCAAATAGCTACATTGTATGGTGGTGGTTCTGCTATAGGTAACCCAATGAGTTTATCTCCAAAGCCAGTTGCTTACTATCCTTTAGGAGACCAAGATTCCTATAATGGAGCAGATTATTTAGTGCCTAATAGTTCTTTAAAAGATTATGTTTTTGATTTTGATGCTGGAAGCTCACAATATATATCAACAACAGCTTCTATAAGTGGGTTTACAAGTTTTACAATTTCAGCTTGGGCTAATGCTGAAACTTTAACAACCGCAGATACTTTAGTAGGTCAATGGAGAAACGGCAACACGTCTAACTCTGCTTTTTTAATGTATTTAGTTAGTAACACAATGCACTTTTATATAGGTTCTGGAAGTTCTGCAATTTTAGCTGGTGGTGACACTACTCTTTCTACTGGTCAATGGTATCACTTTTGTGCTACTTGGGATGGAACAACAACTAAATTATATATAAATGGCGTTCAAGAATCAACTACTGGAAGTGCATCCAGTATGAATACAACAACTGTAGATTTATTAATAGGAGCTTATAATAATAGTGCTGGCACAGGTGTTGAGACAGCAAAAACTTGGAATGGCGAAATTTCTAACGTTCAAGTATTCAACTCAGCACTACCAGCAACAGGTTCTAACTCAATAGAAACTCTTTATAATAATGGTTCTCCACTTACTTCAATGAGTGGATTTACTTCTTTAGTTGGTTGGTGGAAATTAGATGCTTCTGCTACTTATGATGGTACTAACTGGACTATACCTGATGACAGTTCTAATTCAAACGATGGCACAAGCTCAGGAATGACTCAAGCCAACCTGATACAAAGTGATTTAAGTTTTATAAGTGGTTACTCTCCGTATGCTTTAGATTTTGATTCTGGTAGTGGTGATTATTTACAAGTTCCTAATACTACAGATTTTGATTTTGGAACAGGAGATTTTACTTGGTCATTATGGATAAATTACGAAACACACGTTAATTATTCAGGTTTATTAGTTACTGGAACTTCTAATAGTGAATATAGATTAAAATTCCAATTTAGTGGACAAATATTATTTATGCAAAATGCTGATGGAGATTCTCAAGTAGCCAATTTAGGAACTAATATTACTGGTACAGGATGGCATCATTTGTGTCTTGTAAGAAATTCAGGAACAATTACTACTTATTTAGATGGTTCTGCTGTTGATACAGATTCAAGAACGGGTAACGTTAACTCTAATGGTAATGATTTATTAATTGGAAGAAATGGAAGTAGTTATTTTAATGGTAAACTGTCAAATATTTCAATTTGGAATGCTGGTTTAACATCTTCACAAGTAACAGAAATTTATAGTGAAGGTATTCCTCAAAATCTCTTAAATCACTCTGCAGCAAGTTCACTCGTATCGTGGTGGCAGTTAGGAAGTAACAGTTCTTTTAATACTAACTGGACTGTACTTGATGAAGTGACTGCAAGTGGCAACAATGGAACATCTGTAAATATGACTGAGGATGATATAGTAGATGGTGTTGGTAGTTATGCAAATGGATTGAGTTCTGGAATGGGTGGAGATGAAATTATCGGCTCAGCTCCGTTTTCAGATGCAAATTCGCTTTCAATTAATATGGACGTTTTAG